AGAAATATGGGAAAAAAAATATAAATGAAAAGTATAATGACTAATTCATCACAACAATACAGTAGAAAAGTAAGTTTATTATCGCAACAAACAGGAAAAAAGAATGGCAAAAAAGTTCAACGCAGACAAAACTCCGCACGAAAGAATAGCAAAAAGTACTAGTCTCGGTAGACGACCTAAAAGTTCATCTATGAATAAACATAAAAAAAAATCTTGGAAAAAATATAGAGGTCAAGGAAATTAAATTATGGCATTAAAATTATCAGACAAAACAGAAGTGAGTATGCCAATTAAGAATATGATAGGAATAATTATTGGTGTTGTTATGGGTGTAGTAGCATATACAGAAGTAACAGCTAGGTTAACTAGTCTCGAAACATCAAGAGAATTATTTGAAAATGATTTGCTTAAAAAATCCGAGCAAGTCCCAACCGATCAAGAGCAACATTTTTTATTAGAAGATTTATATAAGACTGTAGAAAAATTACAGTCTACTCAAGAAATGAATATGACTAACAAAGTTAATATTGAATTTTTAAAACAACAGTTAGAAAAAACTTTAGCTGATGTAGAAGATTTAAAAGACAAAGTTAGAAGAAATGGAAACGGACACTAATGATAGCAGAGATTGTAGCATTACTTATGTTTATAGGACCAGATATTAAAGAACATAGAATACAAAAGTCTATGTCTGTATGTCTTAAACATAAACGTGAAGCCACAAGACAAGTTAAAGCTAACATAGATTATAAATGTATTAAATCTAAAGCAACACTTGAAACAAATATTGATGGTTCTAAATCTATCAAATCACTAATACTAGAATAGTGTATTGTATACTGTGGTTTCGTAATGATGATTGGAGTTTGTTTACCAATGAGATATGGGAGACAGAAAAAGAAGCTACAGAATACGGAGTAAGAAATCAATTTAAAAAAAAAGATAAATGGAAAGTTGTCTTATACGATAAAAAATATTATAAACGATTATGGCTATAGATTATAGAGGAGAAAAATTTTCGGGTTACAATAAACCTAAAAATGCTAGAACTAAAACTAAAAAGTTTGCGGTATTAGCAAAGGTAGGCGATCAAGTAAAACTTATTAGATATGGCGATGCTAATATGACTATTAAAAAAGATCAACCCGCTAGACGTAAATCTTTTAGAGCTAGACACCGATGTGATTCTGCAACCAGTAAGCTCACAGCTCGGTATTGGTCCTGCAAGAAATGGTAAGAAAAAAAACTTGGGTCAAGTCTCGTAAACAACTTGAAATACATTGTGGTAATTGTTTAATGTGCGACAAAGAATTAATGTCTGACGAAGGTGGTTGGATTATTAATGCTAACAAAGATTACTTTTGTGAAAAACATAGAGCAAATGAACATAGTTGCTTCGATGAATATTTAAAACAATATAAAGAGTGGCAAAACCTACAACTCTAATTGTTCTTTTAACTCTTTAAATTCTTCGTGTATTGTTTTGTCTTTGGACCAAAATCTTTGACCCATATATTTTAATCTACGATGATGAATAACAGTTGAGTGATCTATATTTAATAATCTTCCTAATTCAGATAAAGATACACCATAAACTTCAAGCATTAAATTAATCATAATCGTTCTTGCTCTAACTAAATGTTCATACCTTCTAACGCCAAGCAACTCATCTCTTGGCATTTCATATCTCACACATATTTTATTAACTACTGCATTAAATACATTGAGAGGTATTGCTTTTCTTTCAGTAGGTAATTTATCTTTTTTATTTTCTATATGTTCTTGTTTTAATTTTAATCTAAATAGTTCGCCTTCTATCTTTGCTTTGTTTTGTTGCAATGACATACGGAAACCATTTTTAAATCCTGTCTTATAAATAATAAGTTCTCTCTCTGTTAGTTCCCGATACATAGGAGCTTTCATAGCTTGTTTTAATTGTGTGATTGTTTTCATTTGCGTAAAGTACCCTTCTGTTGTTTGCACAACTTATTGTTGTTTTTATAAATCTTTAATTAATGACTATCTGTGTGTCATTAACTGCTCTCTACATTTCGAAACTTCTAAATATAAACTGTAACTTTCAGCTTTTAATTTATTAGCTTTCTGTACTGTTTGAACATACAACTCACTTTTCTTTTGCTGTTTGTCCATCAGCTTCTGTAGTCGCACTTTGATGTCTTCCATCATGCTCCTTCACTTTTGTGTGATCCCATTTAATTTCGTTGACCACTACTTCTACTAACTTACCTTCATTTGAAGGGTCGGCAGCTTTCTTTACGGAATCAAAACTTTCTACATATTTAAAGTTTGCGTCTCCATATCTTGTTCTTATATAAGATTTTTCCTTTTTGTCAATCATTGTAATCTCTTTCTAATATAAACTCTAGGTTTTGTATTGCTTTTAGTATATCCTCTTTGCCATTTTTAAACGAATGTCTCGACACATATTTAATAACACATCCCTCAGCAAATTCCATACGATTAGCTTGTATGTATTCAATGGGTTGGATTTTAAAATTATCTTTGTAGTGTGAACCACCAATTTGTTTCTGTAATTTATTTCTATTCATAATAAAGAGGGACTTCGTGGCGGGGAAAACAACTAATAAAAAAGTCAAGGGTAATGACTAAAACCCGCCACAAAGATGTCAAAGTTTTTTTAGAACCTTGATTGATTATTTGTACCAAATGCTGGTTTTTTAGCAAATGTTTTTTGTGGTGTGAACGATTGTCCGCCACCACCACTTGTACCACTTGCTGCATTAGGTGTAAGTTTAATAGTAATACCGCCAGTTGGTTGACCACTTTCGTCTTTAGTGTTCCATCCAGCTTGACTATACCAAGAACCACCTACTTTAACTCCTATTGTCCAGTTTTTACCTTCTGGAGATTTAGGATTTCTAGGTGCTACCCAATCAGGGTGCTTCTCTTCTGTCTTTTTATCGTTGGGTATTACATTAACCCATATTGCTTCTTCCATTTTTTCCTTTTGTTATCTGCAACTTTATTGTTGCACGTTATTATTTAATTGCAATTCTTTGGCATCAGCAATCTTTTTGATTTGCTTGTATGCTTTGGAATTGTTTTTCATAAGATATTGAAGTTGATTTTTATATCTATCAGCTATGCTGTAAAACTGTTTAGAGTTTTTAGCTAACTGAATGTACTCCTTTATCTCTTCGGCATCCACATTATCATCAAGATAAACTGGACTTGTTTCTTTGGATTGCTCCTTAGAAATTTTATTAAATGGTGTAGCAGCATAACCGCTTTCATCTTTTATACCTGTCTTTAAATTTAACAGATTTAAGAAAGCATATTTTCGAGAGTAAGACATAGCGTTACCTGTACCAAACTTATCGATTGCTCCCATCGCTGAACATCCGTCAACCATAACGAAACTTGTAGGGTCATCAATGTCGTGTACTTTCATAGTACACACCACCATAACCATATCTCTTGCGTCTACAACTTCAGTTAAGTAATTACAAGTTACATACAAGTTATTATCGAGTAATGCTTGTGTAGCAACTTCTTGTACAGCATCGTGTAATAAGGGATTAAAGTGCATCCCTTTTACCTTATCTGCTTTCTTTACTGCACCCGCTTGTAAACAAGCTGAGTGTAGTTTTTGATATATATTTTTCTTCATTGTTTCCTTATGTTGTTTTTATTGTTAGCCGGGTAATAGACCCCATAGCTTTTGTGCGTAGATAAAAGTGTATGTTGCAACAACTTTTGTTTTATATACTAGCCAAGACATAGTTCCTTTCTGTTAGTTGTTATTCTTAATTCCCCAAAGTTTACTAATTAATTGTGTCTGTTCTGTGGCTAAATCTTTATAATAAAAATAATGATTTAGGTCTGGTGGCTCACACATTAATGCAAGTTCAGACAGATTACCTTTACAGAACATTATCATTCTCTCCCACAATAAAATCTTCTCTACCATTTTAAAATATAAAAACTCTAAATGGTCGGTACGCATTAACTCGTGTTTGTCGTCAAAGATAATATGTTCTTTATCATTCGTGTAAATTAAAAAAGGTTTCTTCTTTGCACACATATAATAAAAAGCAGTTTGAGTTAAATTTTCTATTGTTGGCTCAATGGGTAATGCTTGACTACTCATAGACCATTCTTCTTTGTTCTTAATTTTTCTAATGTTAGGTGGCTTCGTCTTTAATTCTATAATAACATCATCTGTTTCATAATCTATCTTACCTAGAATATCTTTTATCATTGTCATTTCTTTTTTTCTAACGTGCCGTTCACATTCTAAATTTTTCTTACCGGTAATATCTTGCACAACTTTTTTTGTAACTCCGACACAATCGTGAGCAAAGTCTATCATCTTTTCTTTTGCGTAAGCATCTTTGTCATCTACTGGTGGTTTTTTATTTATGTATGTTAGTTCTTTTTCAAACGACACTTTGTAATCTTTATCCCAATCTGTAATAGCTTTATTTTCTTCTTTCCAAATTTTATTTCCTATTAATCTTTGGACAGTATTGTTGACTAAATTTCCAAAATTAGCTTTGTATCTAAATGCAAATGTTCTTCTCACATCCTGAGAAAAAGTATAGCTAATTAAATTTTTAGCAAAGGGTGTAGAGGTAGATGAGTAAGACCAATGGTCCAATCCTTTACCGCCATTAAAAATTGAAAATGCTTTATCTATTTCTTTTGATTTCATAGTTGTTTTAATTGTTTGTATACATAGTTTTCCACTATGTCTATATAAATATTGACTTGTGGATAA